TAGCAACCTAAAAGCACCAGCACCCCACCCAAAGACAGAATCAGACAAGGGCCGTAAGGCATCGTTCTGCGCTCGCATGGAAGGTGTTGTAAAGAAAGCAAAAGGGCCAGCCACAAGAGCTAAGGCATCATTAAAAAACTGGAACTGCTAATGGCAACCAAAAAATCACCAGCAAATAAAAAGACATTCACCAAAGAGATGGCCGAGATTATTTTAGATCTTGGTAAGCAAGGTGCGTCTCAAAAAGCTATGTATGCCGCTGTTGGCATCAGTAAAGCTACGGCCGCTAAATGGAAACAAGATGATCCAGTGTTTGCTGAGACGATGGATCTTGCCACAACATATGGCCAGGCTTACTGGGAAAATATGATGCTGGCAAATATTGATAACCGCGGATTTAATTCACGTGTCGCTGAGATCGCATTACGGGGCCAGTACCCCGAGGATTACAAAGACAATCGTGAAGTCAAAGCAACAGTAAAACAAGAAGTCACTATCGATTTCAACAAAGAAATTCAAGAGTTAATCAACTCACTAAAAGAGTAGTACCATCAACGGACGAATCGGGTAGCTCCCCTGCCAGTTCCCTAACTGGCTAGTCCACCAATTTACTTGAGGGAAGTATCAATGAAGACGTGCTTTAGGTGCAAGACACAAAAATCATTCTTAGAGTTTTATCCCGATAAAACACGCAAAGGTGGATTTTCAACATATTGCAAAGCCTGTCAGGCAAAGTATTACAAAGAAAATCGGATTGAAAAATTAAATAAGGCACGTACTAGAAATTATGGTATAACCTTAGAAGAATTTAATGAAAAGATAATTCAACAAAATAATGCCTGCGATATCTGCAAGCTGCCTTTTGTACCCCATAAAAATCCTTGTGTGGACCATAACCACACCACTGGCAAGGTGCGTTCCTTGTTATGCACACACTGTAACGCGGGAATAGGGCACTTTAAAGAATCCATACAAATTATGCAATCCGCCCAAGAATATTTAAAAAAATATTCGCAGTAAATTCTTCGGATTTTGCATTAATATAAATATGACAACTGAATAAGAGAATAAGATGACTGCACATGCACTCCTAAGCGCATCAGGATCCAAACGATGGCTATCCTGCACCCCCAGCGCTAGATTAGAGGCAACTCTCCCAGACCAAAAACGCCCCCCTGGTTCTTTCGATTTTAGTCAAGAAGGAACAATGGCCCACTCATTAGCAGAAGCTAAATTAAGATTACACTATAACCAAATAAAGCAGGAAGAGTATGACAACGAAATACAGAAGATTAAAGAAAGTAAGTACTTTAACGAAGAGTTCGAAAGCCATGTTGATAGCTATGTTGTATACGTCCGTTCGCAAGTCGGCGAAGGTGATGTGCCGCTCTTTGAACAACGCGTGGATTTCAGCGACTGGGTACCTGACGGTTTTGGTACTGCGGATGTCGTTATACTGTCAAAACACTCAATCCGAGTAATCGATTTAAAATTTGGAAAAGGAATATCTGTAGATGCTAAAGACAATACTCAACTTCGTTTATATGCTATTGGGGCCTATGCCAAGTTCAAAGAAGAGTGGCCGGACATCAAGGAAGTCAGCTACACCATCCACCAGCCAAGACTCGACTCTATTAGCAGCGATGGGACGTCCATCACCAAGCTCGTCGACTGGGCAAACTATTTCGTCAAACCAAAAGCCAAGAAAGCGTGGAGCGGCGCAGGTGAGTTCCTCCCGGGATCCTGGTGCCAGTTCTGCAAAGCCAAAGCGCAATGCCGCGCCCGCAGCGACTACAACACAGAGCTCGCCCGTCAAGAGTTCAAAGACCCCCCGCTCCTCAGCGAAGACGAAATCAGCGAAGTCCTCCACAAAGCCCAAACCCTAAGGACCTGGGTCAATGATGTAGAAGAGTTTGCACTCAACCGAGCAGTAGAAGAAAATGTAGTGCCACCCGGATACAAACTCTCCACCTCAGTAACCCACCGTAAGATCGCAGATCAGGCCCTGGCGGCCACCGTTTTGGTTGAGAAGGGTATGGCCCCAGAAGTTATTTGGGAGCCTCCAAAGCTCAAATCACTGGCCCAACTTGAAAAGCTGGGACCTAAGGGGCAGGTGACAGCATGGCTAGGCCAACTAGTACAGCGCCCTGAGGGACAACCCAAATTGGTCCGCGATAAAGAGAGTGCTAAAGAGGATTTTTTATGAATGCCTGGTTAATCGGAAGTATTGCAGTAGTTTATTCAATTGTTGCAGCTAAATTTTTTGTAGATGGCCGGATAGGATTAGGTGTTTCATTTATCGGATATGCTGTAGGAAATATTGGATTGGTTTTGGAGGTATTTAAAATATAAGAAAGGCACCTATGCAGGTAGATTGTTTCGGTTCTAATTTTGAAGTGCCTGATATATTGATTGAGATGTTTACAAAGGATTTTGATGGGATAGCTGGCAAATGCTTGTTTGAACAAAAGGGTCAACTTCGTGATTCAATCAATGAGATTGTTGAGATGGTAGCAATAGAGCCAGAGATCTTGGAAGAACCTGAGTATATGACAGACTTCATCCGGGCCCTGGCAATGAAAAAAGCACTGGAGACACATGGAATCCTTTACGACGCTTAGTAATACCAAAGAGAAAGAACAGAAAGAGCTACAAAGGCAATTAGCCGAGATGCGAGATAAGGTGGAGCAGACGCTTTCAGACTACTACCGCAAGAAATTATCTCACATGGTGAAAAATATATCTGAGTAATTTTGCATTAATATAGATAGTAAAGGGTAGACGAGCTGGCCCCTACTGAAGTCCAGTTCTAACGTTTAATAAGGTATATCATGACTCAAACCACTAAAGTAAAAATCGTTACCGGTAAGGTTCGCTTTTCTTACGCCAACGTGTTCCAACCCAAGGCATCCGTCGAGGGCGGCACACCTAAGTATTCTGTATCCTTAATTATCCCCAAGTCAGACAAAGAAACAATTGCCAAGATTAACAAGGCATTTGAAGAGACCAAACAGGCTGCAGCTGCCTACTTTGGTGGATCTGTACCTAAGGGCTTAAAAGGCGGCTTGCGTGATGGCGATGAAGAGAAAGATGATCCAGCATACGCTGGTTGCTATTTCATCAATGCCAACTCAGCACAAAAGCCTGGCGTTGTTGATATGGACCTCAATCCAATTATCGACGCTAGTGAGTTTTATAGTGGTTGCTATGGCCGTGCATCAATCACATTCTATCCATATAACGCACAGGGTTCTAAAGGAATTGCTTGCGGTTTGAACAACGTTCAAAAATTGGAAGATGGTGAACCACTCGGTGGCGCGACATCAGCATCAGCAGACTTCGCAGTATAAGTAGTACCTATGTAGTAGGAAGGGCGGCTAGAAACTGGCCGCCCTTTTTTGCCCTTTAAATTAACCATAACCGCAGAGAAAAATATAAATGGATCAGTACCAAGAATACATTGCCGCCAGCCGCTACGCCCGTTTCATTGATGACAAACAACGCAGAGAAACATGGCCAGAGACAGTAAACCGATTTGTAGAATACATTTTTAGTCGTACCCCAGCAATTACAGAAAATAAAGAATTAAAGAAAGAAATTTTTGATTCAATTCATAACCTAGATTTAATGCCGTCCATGAGAGCTATGATGACGGCTGGAAAGAGTGCAGACCGTGATAATACTTGCGTTTATAATTGTAGTTATTTGCCTGTGGATGATGTTAAATCGTTCGACGAGGCGATGTTTATCTTGTTATGTGGAACCGGTGTCGGTTTTTCGGTGGAGGCTAAATACATATCCAATCTGCCAGAAGTGCCGGAGAAACTTTACGAATCAGAGCACACTATCAACGTTCACGACTCCAAAGAGGGCTGGGCAAAAGCATTACGTCTACTCATCGCTCACCTCTATGCCGGAGAAATCCCCAAGTGGGATGTTAGCAAAGTTAGAGCTGCCGGAGCAAGACTCAAAACATTTGGTGGAAGAGCTTCAGGGCCGCAACCACTAGTTGATTTATTTAATTTTACAGTAGCCTTATTTAAAGGTGCTAAGGGTCGTCGGTTACATTCATTGGAATGTCATGACTTGATGTGTAAGATTGGTGAGGTTGTTGTGGTGGGCGGCGTGCGTCGTTCAGCAATGATCTCGCTATCTGATTTAGATGATGAAAGGATCAGACATGCAAAAGCTGGACCATGGTGGGAAACCGCACCACACCGCGCTCTTGCGAACAACAGTGCGGTGTATTCAGAAACACCTACTGTCGGAAAGTTCATGGAAGAATGGCTGTCACTTTACAACTCCCATTCCGGTGAACGAGGGATTTTTAATCGGGAGGCTGCTCAAAAGACGGTTGCAAAATACGGGCATCGAGATCCAAATCATGAGTTCGGAACTAATCCATGCTCGGAGATCATTTTGCGACCATACCAATTCTGTAATCTTAGTGAGGTTGTAGTACGACATGACGACACCAGAGAAACTTTATTGCGCAAGGTGCGCATCGCCGCTATCCTTGGTACCATCCAGTCTACCTTCACAAAGTTCCCCTATCTGCGCAAGGTGTGGCAGAGAAATACTGAAGAGGAACGGCTTTTGGGTGTCTCCCTCACCGGAATCTATGATAATCCCCTTCTCACAACCCAAGGAGACAAGTTAAATGAGCTACTCGCAGAATTACGAGTCTGCGCCCGAGAGACTAATAAAGAATGGGCAGCACTACTTGGAATACCTGAAAGCACTGCAATCACAGCAGTCAAGCCTTCCGGAACAGTTTCACAACTGGTGGATAGCGCATCAGGAATTCATCCAAGACATTCCAAATATTACATTAGACGAGTACGCGGAGATAAGAAGGACCCTCTTACACAATTCTTGGTCGCCCAAGGAGTACCTGCGGAGGACTGCGTATACAAACCCGATCAAACGACAGTATTTAGCTTCGCTAAAAAAGCTCCAGACGGACTTACAAGAGCTGATGTTACCCCCATTTCCCATCTGGAACTTTGGCTCACTTATCAACGACACTGGTGCGAGCACAAACCCTCAGTCACCATCTCAGTCGAAGAAAAAGATTGGCCAAGTGTCGGAGCCTGGACATGGGAAAACTTTGACGAAATCAGCGGAGTTTCCTACCTTCCCCATGATGGAGGAAGTTACAAGCAGGCGCCCTATCAAGAGTGCACTGAAGAAGAGTACTACGAACTCCTTAATAGAATGCCTAAATTGGATTGGGAAATTTTTAAAGAAGAAACAGATAACGTAGAGGGAAGTCAAATGTTAGCTTGTGTTTCGGGAGCGTGTGAAATATGAGTTTTTTAAGAATTTGTCCTAAATGCTGTAAAGAAATAATTTACGGCAGAAAAGACACTTTTGAAAAAGCTGAAAAGAACGGGTCTCAGTGCCCGTCTTGTCGCACGACTCAAAATAATAAATCACCAACCCGAAACACTAAAAAGGAAAATAATCCCGCTTGGTGTGGATATGGTGACGTGCCGGGTAAAGCACATTCCAAATTAAAAAGAGACGCTATTAAACGCAATATTGATTTTGAAATAACTATTGAAGATATTAGTGATCAATACGAAGATCAAAATAAATTATGTGCTTTTACTGGGGTTCCATTAAAATTTGGAATTGATGCGTCTATAGATAGAATTAACAGTGATTTAGGATACTCTCCAGATAATATTCAAATTGTGCACAAAGATTTGAACATGATGAAAAAAGATATGCCTAATGAAGTGTTTATTGCTTGGTGCAAACTTGTAGCAAACCATGGAAAAGAGTAGCCCATGGGCATGCCCTCCACTCAATCTTCTGAATTGGAATCTTGCGTGGATGTGGC